CCAGCTACCAGATTGGTACGTGTAGATAGTGTTGCCATCATCAGTATCAAACCAAATGTCACCTTCACTGGCATTTGTAGGTTCTGTAGTTTGATAGAATGAATCTATCTTACCGTCAGCTGTAGCTTGTGATACAGCAGCATCAGCTATGGCACCATCTACGTCTATCTGTAGTAGGGAGTCAGCAGCAGCAGAAGCAGTTGCTTCGATTGTTATCTGAGCAGTGTTACCAGCAGCGGTAGCAGTGACTGTTGTTATATCAGAAGCTAAGGCACTGACAGCTGTAGTTCTAGCTGTTGTTTCAACTTGCACTGCTGCACTTATAGCTGCAGGAACTAACTCTTGAAACGCCCAGAAGAGAGTGTTAGTCGGTATGTTACCTAGGGATATGGCAGTACATCGGTATACGAAAGTATTGTAAACGACTTCCTCACCCACTTGGTATGTCCTACTGCTGTTATAATTGTCAGCCACGGTAACACCAAATCTAGCAGCTGTGAGTTCAAACCTTTCAGCGTTCGAAGCTGCACTTGTCACTAGGACTGTGTTTATGTCTATGATATCACCAGCATTCACAACAATCGCATCAGCGTCCGTAGTGTCGTTCTCTAGAGTAGTTACCCTTCCAGATATTGCAGTAGATGTTTGAGCTAAGGCCGTATCAGCTGTAGCTCTAGCTGTTGCTTCAGTTTGCACTGCAGCACTTATAGCTGCAGGAACTAATGCTTGGAACGCCCAGAAGAGAGTATCTGTGGGTACGTTACCGAGTGTTATATTAGTACATCGGTACAAGATAGCATTGTACACAGCCTCTTCACCGACTTGGTATGTCCTAGCATTGTCATATGTGTCATCAACTGTAATTCCAAATCTAGCAGCTGTGAGTTCAAATCTCTCAGCGTAAGCAGAATCGTTAGTTACTATTAATCCATTTACAGTTATGATGTCAGCAGCATTAACTGAAGCTGCATCAGCGTCCGTAGTGTCGTTCTCTAGAGTAGTTACCCTCCCAGATATTGCAGTAGATGTTTGAGCTTGGGCCGTATCAGCACTGGCTCTTGCAGTTGATTCCACAAGTACAGCAGCTGTGACATTAGCGTCAACAGTATCTACTTCATCCCAGTAAACAGTGTTAGGTGGGATCTGGTTTGTATGGGTAAGCTTGCATCTGTATATGAAGCCACCGGAGACAACATCGTCCCCAGTGCCCACAGTGTTACCATTTACGGTTCCAGTGGATCCTGTGTATGTTGTATCAGCATCCCAGTTATCAGATACTGTAGCACCAAATAGGGCACGTTGAGTATCCGAGATCAAGGTTATAACTTCATCAGCAGTAGATCTAGTTGTAGCTTCCTGAACTATAGAACCTGTGTTGTTGTCAACTGTAGCTGTAAGTGTAGTGACAGTGGAAGCTACAGCTGAGTCTCCGTCAGCCCTAACGATAATCTCATTAGCTATAGCGGCATTATTATCCCCAACATCAGCAGTTAGGTTAGTAATAAGCTGAGCTAGTGCGTAATCTCCGTCAGTTACTACCGTAGCTAGTTGAGTGATAGATGCTGAGGCATCATCTAAGCTCACGTTAATGCTTATGATCTCATCTTGTATCTGATAAACACCACCAGCTATGATGTTAACCTTGTCCATCTCCCTCTTAATCGCTTTTGGGTCATATTTTGTTGGAAACATTATCTAAATCCTCTTGTTCTCCCCTTAATCACGATATTAGAAATCTCCCAAGAGTCTGTAGGGTCGCTAGAGGATATCCTCAAGAAGAGGTATCTACCAGATGTCCGAACATTGTTCTCGCTGTAGTTTCCACTAGTGTAAAAGGAATCATTTTCGTTAAACGTAGGCTCATCATCAATATTCTCTGCCCAACCTATTTGGACCTTAGGGTTACCTAGGCCGATCTTACCTACACGAACACTAGTTATTTCCTTAATCGAGTAAGGGTCCTCTAGGTCGTGAGCTTTAGTTGTTGCTACGGTTTCGTGAGCAGAGTTTCCTCCGTTCTCATAGAATATATCACCGAACGAGTTGGTAGTTATAGCGTGACGGAACACACCAGCTTCTAAAGACGCTGAGTTGTTTTGAGTTCTCTTGCTAAAAGTATTAGTTGAATAGTTGTAGGTTATCTCAATGTTAGGTAGTGTTCCACCGAATGGGATAGACCATACAACTTCTGTGTTAGCCTTATTGTGGTAAGCACTCACCTGAGCATACTCACCTTCAGCGATATTGTCAGATATATATTTATTAATACCCTCTGCATCGCCAATACGGTTAACCGAGTTACCATCTGTCATGAACAAGCCTCTACGGGAAAGACCGTAGTTAAGCCTATCTACAGACACTACTGACTTAGCGGATACAGCGCCAACACCAGAGGTCATAGCTGTTTCGTATCCAAAATAGAACGGTGCGCCTATGTAGTTGAGGATGAACATCTCACTCTCAGTGTACAAGGCTGTAGCTTCACCCAATGGTACGATACAACGTAGCTGAGTGGTTGCTTCACGCAACGTAAGGCTACCAGCTGAGTTAGTGGCAGAGGCTACCCAAGTATCAGGGTCATCTTCAGAGGCCCAAGCTACATCGTAAGGGCTACTAGCTCCTGCCTTGTCGTAGTTGATTGCAAGTAGGTGTGGTCCAGACTTATGAACTGCAGATACTCTGGTAAATAGGCAATCTGGCATAGTAGCTGCTAGTATTAACCCAGATCCTGTACCTGTTGTGGCATCTTGGGTCAGTTCAGTGCTAGCTGAGAATGAATCACCGTAGTTTGTAATCTTAAACCTACTAACGATACCTCCAGTCTCTGCAGCAACAAGACCTGTGAACCCTGAGCCAGAACCGCCAGTGAAAGTCACTATATCCCCGACTACGTGGCCTGTGCCACCGTCAGTTATCTCAGCACCAGAGATCTTACCTGCAATAAGCTCATTAAAAGTCTCATTACTCTTCTTGATTACTAGGGGTCCTATCGAGTTTGCACCCAAAACCCAAGTTCCAAAGTTAGTGAAGGACCAAGAGCTTGCTTCGATAACGCTCTCGTCCCAAGTGGACAACCCGCCATCCCAAGAGGATGTGCTGGAGTCCCAGAAGCTAGCTCCACCTTCAACTACAAGGTCAAAGCCTGCACCAACAGCTTCAGGAGCTGCATCAGGGGTGCTCTGTAGCCACCGATAGATGTTAGACAGGGCTCCTGCGTACAGAACCTTAGTGTCAAACTCTTCAGTAGCTACCAGACCCCTGATAGGCTCTGATGTTGCGTTGGTTAATATGGTCTTTCCAGGTTTTCTACGTATGGCTGTCTCTGTGAATTGGAGACCGTCAACTTCTGCCCAAAAAGGTATACTCTTATCAAATTTATTAGTTTGCCACCCCGAAACAAGCATTGGGGTTAGGTCTGCAGGGAAGAAACCCCTAGGGCTCCTTGGTGAAGTTGACATGTTTATCTCCTATTATGCTGTACGCTTCCACATGTATACTACGATGTATGGCTGTACGTTGTTATGGGCTGCACCAGCACCAGTAGAACTAGTTGCAACGCTTGAGAAGCTAGATGATCCATCTGAAGATCCTGAGGATCCGCTACCAGATGCGTTCTCTATAGTCATAGTGTGTGTGTGAGCTGGCATTTCGCTTGTGGTCAATGTGTGAGTCTTAGATCCACCAGTTTCCTCAGCGGTATCGAAGTCTGCATCAGCAGCGTCAAGACCTACGAGAACCTTACCGGCCCCGAAGGATACCCAAGTCCCACCGAAGTAGGTAGAGGGGGATGTAGCTACAGCAGAAGTATATATGGAGCCTATGGGGTATGCCTTTAGCAAACCTTGTAGTTGTAAGTCAACGTCCATTGATACGTTTATAGAACCGTCAAATTGAACAGTACCTACAGCGTCCCCTTCAATTGCTATTGTTCGGGCAGTTGCGAAGCTCTCTGAAGGGGGTGAGGGTAGGGGGTTCATCAAGATCCAAGATGATGTTGAGCTGCTCCACATAAGATCCAAGTAGTGCTGTGCTCCACCTATCTCATTTGCTACTAAAGCTGCACCGTTTACCTTGACCACTGGGCTAACGCCTGAGCTGTCAACGTTTAGCGTCACTGCTGTTGTGTTAGCCCCTGAAGCTCTAATTACGATACGTTGCCCTTCGACCCTAGCTACGTTGTTAGCATAGTCAGCAGTCAGTGCGTCAACAGAGCCACCAGCAGCTGCTGCGTCTAAGTTAGACCTAAGTAGGCTGTTGATTTCATTCTTTGCTGATGTAAAATTACTACGGACAGACTCAGTTGTTGGTGACCCTGCCACTGGTTTTGTACTATCAATTCCACTAGCCATTTAAATTCTCCTGTTTATTAATTATTTCGGTGTACACCTTTAACTTTCTCGGTTGTACGTAGGGCACCTAAGCCAAGCATACCCATAAGAACTGTAGTTAGCAAAGAGCTATCCACTTCGGGTACGAGAAACCAGATCCCTAGGATCGGTGCTAGTATTGTTGAGTACATTAATGCGAATCCACAGATCCAGCCAATAGCTGGTCTCCATCCACTCACGAATATAGACTTATGTGCTGCTTCAGTCTTATTAACCTCTAGTTGACCCTTAGCAAGCTCTTGTGCATGTCTCTCTACCATCGTAGCTAGCTCAAATGCGATAGCATTCTTCTTATCTTTATCTGGTATGAACTTATCCAGTAGGCTTACCACTGGGCCAATTAGTTGTTCTAACATTTTAATCTCCGTTTGTTACTTACCTTTAGTTTTATACCACTCGTATATCCTAATACTCGTCCAAACTATAGTAAAGAATGCAGCTGCAGGTGGTAACCAAGCTGCCATAGTTAGTAGAGTAGTGGACGCTGCTGCTGTGTCTATCAGTGTCTTTGTTCCTTCTTGCATATTGAATATCCTTATCTTGAGAGGGGTGCAGGCACCTAAGCCCTACAGCCCCTTCAGTTGGTTGGTTTGATACCTACTTGCTTGCTATAGGCATTACTGTTACAAATCTTAGTACAGCGATGCAGGATGCAATTACACACCCTACGATAGCTTGACCTGCTGGTGACACTGGGAGTATCCCCACGTAACCCTGTACGACCGAAAGGATCGCAAGGGCTATGGAGAACTGCACAGTCCTGCTTTTTAGCGCTTGTTTAATCTGTTCCATTATACCTCCTGAGACGCTTCGTAAGCCGTTATAACTGCATCAGTATGTACAGCCGCACAGATTGCTTGGACTTCTGTAGATTCACCAGAGTAGTCTTGTCCTGCGGTTACAGTGTGACGGTGGAAGCCAGAAGATAGCTCTACGCCATCTTCCATTATCTTAGTGCAGGTTCGCACTTGTACTGTCTTGTAGTCACCTACGATTTCTATCTTGTCTTCTGATATTACTTTTTCTAAAGCCATTGTGTTGCTCCTGTCTGTGCCTACCGTCCGATAGGCGTATGGTTGTTATGAATGTCTGCTCTAAAAGTCAACTTAGGGTACTTAAACTACCACATAACTTAATGAATACACCTTCTATTTTGTTTGGTTTCATCACTATGCCCTATGCTGTTAGGTATGTAGCTGTGGCGTAAAAGTATGAATCAGTTTTCATGTCCGCCGCAGTCAAGTCAACACCATGTATCGTATTATTTTGAGGAGCAAGTTGGGGTTGAATGGAGGTTGACGACGCTACTTCCAGTGCTTGAAGAACCTTTGAAGATGCACCTATACCAGATGTTCTAAG